GCCGTGATTGCATTTAGCCTCAAGCGAGGCCGAATCCCATTTATCAATGATCTGCTGTGCGTGTTTTGTAAATTCTCTTAATGTAATGCTCATGTGTTCTTATCCTTTAGCTTGGCTTCTATGCCTCTTGCTTTATGTCCACAATGATTCATAGTACTTACCGAACAGTCGAAAGCCATTTTTTATTCGGGCGTGTTCTTTTTCGATTTCATCGATGTTTTCAAGCCTGAAGTAGACCTCGTCTTCCTCAACCTTTGTTCTGAAGGCGTAAACCATCTCGTCTAGGACGTAGTCCCAGCGCTTGAAGTGGTTGTCGTCAATATCAAAGTCATTGTCTGTTGGAGTGGCCCACAACTCTTCTGGCACATCCCCATCATCAACGTGAGGTGCCCCATGCTTGTCATCGATTAAACGCTCTAGCATGGGCAGAATAATCTCTGCCAGCGTGTAATCCATAGACCAGACGTCCCAAGGATCAATCCGAACCCTGACTCTTCGCTTTTCATGGAAGTTGTACCGCAGGTTCGAGAACCAGCACCAAGCATCGGTTAGTATTTTGCTTTTAAGAACCCAGTCTGGAGTCATTTGACTCACATACTTGCGAATTATGACCTTCATGCCGTCTCCTCAGGTGCAGAAAAGTGTCAAAATCTCTTGATATCTGGCGCACAAAAGTGCCAAGAATTAAATTTTATTTATTTTGAGCTTCTTTTAGCTCGAGTTCAAGCCTGATCGCCTTATCCTCGAGCTCGTAAGCTTTTTTGATCTTGTGCCGTGCGTATGCCGACAGCATTTTTGCGTAATTCTTTCGGAGCTTCTGAATAATTTTTTCGTATCTCATTGTTGGCACACCTCTTGCTATGACTCTAGAGTCTTTTCTAAAGACTGGTTCTAGTAATTATATTTATTTGTAACTAGTTATATAGTCTTTTCTATAGTTTTAGTATAATATTGCAAAGATCATGCCAACTTCATTGGCACTGCTATAACAATCTGGCACGAAAAGTGCAAATGAACAAAATTGTTGTGCTACAATGTGCGGTAAGAACTCCTGTTCTTAAAAAGCAACGCTCGTCTCCCAGTTGCACGGGGCCCTCGTGGCCCCTTTTTTCTCAGGGGGACGCTACAATGGAGACGACACATGGTTAAGCTAACCATTTCATACGATAACGGCATAAATAAATTCACTCACCACGTTGATGCAGTCAATGCATCTAACAAAATGGTCGAAGAAATCTTTGCTATGGCACTTGACACGATTTTCCCGCGCAACTTGTTTGTGCCGGACATGGAGCCAGAGGCAGAAGAGCCAGAAGAAAACCATCCAGAAAAAGTACGCCATGAGCTGTACGATGCTGTTGATGAAATCATCAATGAAATGTATGGGTACTACGATGAGTAACGTAATCAACTTCAATGGTGACGTGACTTACGCAGATCTTGACCCGAAAGAGATGGTTGAGAACGCGATGAAAGAATTTAACTTCAGGGAAGTTGTTCTGATCGGCTGGACTGGCGACAAGTCGGCCACAGAAAAGATGACTGTTTGTACGTCATCTGGTTCAACGCCTCGCGTTATTTACAGTCTCGAGCTTGCAAAGGCATCGATCATTGACTCTACAGGCGAGTGAACAAGATCTCGGTCAATACATAAACCAGATCAAAAATTTGTCTATCGAAGAGCAACGGGATCTCCTGTCGCTCGTTGATCAATTGTCGAAAGCGCGTACAAAGGAGAAAGCTCGTGTCGATTTTTTGTCTTTTGTTCGACATGTATGGCCCGCCTTTATTGCGGGCAGGCACCATAAGATTATGGCTGAGGCCTTTGAGCGCGTGGCAAAAGGTGAGCTTAAGCGCCTGATCATTAACATGCCTCCCCGGCACACAAAGTCTGAATTTGCGTCCTACCTTTTCCCTGCTTGGTTTCTCGGGAACAACCCGGAAAAAAAAGTAATTCAAACAGCTCACACCGCAGAACTGTCGGTTGGCTTTGGACGTAAGGTTCGAAACTTATTCGATAACCAAGACTTCAAGGATGTCTTCCCTGACATCAGCCTGTCCTCTGACTCAAAAGCCGCTGGACGCTGGTCAACAAGCAAAGGCGGCGATTATTTTGCGATCGGTGTTGGCGGTGCCGTAACCGGTAAGGGTGCGGATATTTTAATCATTGATGATCCGCACTCAGAACAAGACGCGGCAATGGGTGCTTATAACCCAGAAGTGTATGACAAAGTCTATGAGTGGTACACATCTGGTCCGAGACAGCGACTGCAACCGGGCGGGTCAATCATTGTTGTGATGACACGATGGTCAACTCGAGACTTGACAGGACAGATTGTTAAGAACTCTGCTCAAAAAGCTGGGTCAGATGAGTGGGAAGTCATCGAGCTCCCAGCAATCATGCCATCCGGTAAACCGTTATGGCCAGAATTTTGGCCGATTGAGCAACTTGAAGCGCTCAAGGCGGAACTACCCGTTTCAAAATGGTCAGCCCAGTATCAGCAAAACCCAACAAGTGAAGAGGGGGCGTTGATTAAGCGAGAGTGGTGGCGCGAGTGGGATCGCTCAGAACCGCCACCGTGCGAAGCAATTATTCAAAGCTGGGACACCGCATTCCTGAAAACGCAAAGATCTGACTACTCGGCGTGCACAACATGGGGCATATTTCATCACCCGGACGAATCCGGTAAAGAGGTTCCGAATCTGATATTATTGGATTCATTCAAGGACAAACTTGAATTTCCAGAGTTAAAGCGCAAGGCGTATGAGACATACTGGGAATGGGAGCCCGATCAAATGATCGTGGAAAAAAAGGCGTCCGGTGCGCCATTGATCTTTGAATTACGAGCGATGGGTATACCCGTAACAGAGTTTACCCCATCGAGAGGTCAGGATAAGATTGCTCGAGTTAATGCGGTCACAGACCTTTTTGCATCCGGAACAGTTTGGGCACCTCCAACCCGCTGGGCCGACGAATTGATTGAGGAATGTGCCTCGTTCCCATCAGGTGATCATGATGACTTGGTGGACTCGATGACACAGGCACTGCTACGTTTCCGCCAAGGTGGATGGCTTCGTGCAGATTTGGATGAATGGGACGATAACCTCCCAACACTAAGGCGAGTTGAGTACTACTAATGGCAATTGAAAAACCAATGGAACCAATTGATATCGTTGAAATCGAAGGCGAAGAAATGCCTGAGATCGAGGTAATCAACCCAGACTCGGTAACAATCGAAGAAGATGACGGCTCAGTCACAATCGTTCTTGACGAAGACATGCAAGCTGAGTTTATGGGCCCAGACCATTACGACAATCTCGCAGAACACATCGATGAAGCAGATCTCGAAAGAATGGGTTCAGAGCTTGTCGATCAGTTTCATAGTGATCGAGAGTCTCGAAAAGACTGGGCTCGCGCATACGTCAAGGGCCTAGATTTACTTGGTCTTAAAATTGAAGAGCGCGATCAGCCATGGCCCGGTGCATGCGGGGTTTACCACCCACTGCTGGCAGAAGCCGTCATTCGATTCCAAGCCCAAGCGATGACCGAAATATTTCCTGCTTCCGGTCCAGCTCGAGCCAAGATTGTTGGACCTTTGACAAATGAAAAATCAGAACAGGCCAACCGAGTAGAGAACGAACTCAATTACCAGACAACAGTCAAGATGTCTGAGTACCGTGACGAAACCGAACAGATGCTGTTCAAATTGCCGCTTGCTGGGTCAGCCTTCAAGAAAGTTTACTACGACCCACTGCTTGAGCGCCCTGTTGCAATGTTCGTTCCTGCCGAAGATTTTGTTGCTTCCTATGGCGCATCGGCACTCGAAACATGCGAGCGGTATACGCACATCATGAAGAAGACCCCGAACGAGGTCTTAAAAATGATGGTGTCCGGATTCTACTCTGATGTAGACCTGCCTGACCCAAAACCAGAATACTCTGATATCGAAGAAAAATACGAAGAGCTCGAGGGTACCTCGAACATTTCCATAGAGGATGACGATCGATACACAATTCTTGAAATGCATGTCGATATCGACCTGCCGGAGCCGTTCAATGACCCAGATGGAATCGCAAGACCGCATGTTATTACGGTCGATAAAACTTCACGCAAAATTTTATCTATTCGCAGAAACTACAACGAAGACGATCCGAAGAAGCAAAAACTATTGCACTTTGTGCATTACAGGTATTTGCCCGGAATGGGCTTCTACGGCACCGGCCTTATTCATATCATGGGCGGGCTTGCTAAATCAGCTACATCGATATTAAGACAGCTTGTTGATGCGGGCACATTATCTAACTTGCCTGCAGGTCTCAAGGCTCGCGGCCTGAGAATTAAGGGCGATGATTCGCCACTGACTCCGGGCGAGTTTAGGGATGTGGATGTTCCGGGCGGAACAATCCGAGACAATATCTATCCACTGCCTTACAAAGAACCATCAACCGTTCTTTATCAATTGCTGGGTAACATCGTAGAAGAAGGTCGTCGCATCGGATCTGTTGCGGATGCGGACATCTCTCAGATATCAAACAATGCTCCAGTCGGTACAACCCTTGCATTGCTGGAGCGAAGCATGAAGGTGATGTCCGGAGTTCAAGCTCGCTTGCATGCATCACTTAGCAAAGAGCTGAAGATATTGTCTGGGATTATTCATACCAACATGGGTTCCACCTATGAGTATGACGAAAAAGGAAACTTCAACAGGATTGAAGATTTCGACGGAAGAGTGGACATTATTCCCGTTTCTGATCCAAATGCCTCCACAATGTCCCAACGTGTGGTTCAGTATCAGGCCGCGCTACAGCTTGCTCAACAGGCCCCACAGTTGTATGACCTTGGGTTGCTCCATCGCCAAATGCTGGAAGTTCTTGGTATACAAGACGCAGATAAGATTGTTCGCCTCGAAGATGACATTGATCCTGCAGACCCAGCTACAGAAAACATGAAGGTCTTGAAGCAAGAGCCCGTAAAAGCGTTTATGTATCAGGATCACGAAGCCCATATCAAATCACACATGGCAATGATGGAAGATCCAAAGATCCGCAAACTAATTGGTCAGTCGCCATTTGCTCAGGTTATTCAGGCAAATCTAACCGAGCACATCACTGAGCACGTTGCATTGCAGTATCGCAAAGAAGTCGAGAAGCAAATGGGCGTACCGTTGCCAGACCCAGAGTCTCCGTTACCAGAAGATATCGAGCGCGATCTTGCCCCAGTAATTGCTCGTGCGGCAGAGATGGTGTTGAAGAAGGACAAGCAAGAAGCCGCTCAAGAGCAAGCGGCAGAGCAACAGAAAGATCCGCTGACAATTATTCAGCAAAAAGAAATGGCGCTAAAAGAAGCTGAGTTTGAACATAAGCGTCAAATGGATCTGGCTAAGCTACAGGCTGAAATGCAGTCTAAGCAAGCAACTCGTCAGCTTGAAGAAGAGCGGATCGCATCGCAAGAAAGACAAGAAGGCGCTCGTCTCGGCGTTAGAATTGCAACCGAAAAAGATAAGCTCGAGCGAAAAGACCAAGTGGAAGGTGCAAAGTTAGGTGTTGAAATTGCTAAGTCAATTGCAGACAATACTGGCGAATAAGTTCAATTGCACTTTTTGGAGAACTGAATGGACGAGTTAACTTATATCAACAACAGGATTCGTGATTATATGAATCAACTTGCTGATCATATGGCTGGTGGCGGATGCCACAGCTTTGATGAATACCAGAACTGTTGCGGGCAAGTGCAAGCTTTTGCTCTAATTGAGCGCGAAATCATTGATCTTCGTGAAAAGCTTGAAAAAGCACAATAAGGCCTGTCAAGTGGTGTTATACTGTAAGCAGTGAAAAAAACGTCTTAGGACGCTAGGTACTGCGGACCTCAACCGTAAGCAAGGAAAAGCATGGCAATGCAACTTAAGGATTTCGAGCTGTCCGAAGAGCTCGCGGAAAAGTTACCATTACCGCAAGGATACAAGCTACTTGTAGCTTGCCCAGAAATCGAAGAGACCACCGAGGGTGGCATTATCCTCGCGAACGAATATCGAAACAAAGAATCGACCGCATCAATCTTTGGCTATGTCCTAGACATGGGCCCTGATGCCTATGGCGATCAAGACAAGTTTCCATCTGGCCCATACTGTACACAAGGCCAGTGGATCATCTTCCGTTCCTATACCGGCACTCGAATCAAGGTAGGGAATCAAGAGTTCCGACTCATCAATGATGATTCGGTTGAAGCAACTGTCGAAGATCCAAGAGGCATTGAAAGAGTATGAGCGAAGAGCAATTAAACGAAGTCGAGAACGAAGAAGCTGTCGAGGTTGATTCAGGCCTTGAAGTGGAGATCATTGACGACACGCCCGAACAAGATCGTGGTCGCCCACGCCGTCCAGATGATCAAGAGCCTGACGTACCAGATGACGATGAGATTCAAAGTTATTCCGATAACGTACAGAGCCGCATCAAGAAGCTGAAGTTTGAGTTTCATGAAGAGCGTAGACGCAAAGAAGAGTCTGAGCGTATACGTGATGAAGCTGTTAAATACGCCCAAAAGCTTTATGAAGAAAATAAAAAGCTTCAAGAAAGTTTATCAAAAGGCGAAACAGCCTTAGTACAGCAGGCTAAAGGTCGAGTCGAAGCAGAACTCGAGAAAGCCAAGGCTTCTTACAAGCAGGCTTACGAAACAGGCGACACTGACGCCATCATTGCCGCTCAAGAGAGAATGGCGACATTGGCGGCAGAGAAGAATCGCTTTGAGCGCTATAGACCAAAGAAGACAGCACAGCAAGAAGAATTTACCCCGCCTCAGCAACAGGCACAGGCAAGAGCTGTAGAGCCTGACCCTGAGGCAAAAGAGTGGGCCCAGCGGAATCCATGGTTTGGCAAAGACAAAGCCATGACAGGATTTGCATATGGCTTACATGAAGAACTCGTAGAAAGCGGGATCGACCCGAGATCATCTGAGTATTATCAGCAAATCGATCAAAAGGTTCGAGAAGCTTTCCCGAACAAGTTTGGTGCACAACAACGTCAGCAAGGCTCCGTGGTGGCCCCGGCAACTCGATCGTCGAAATCACCTCGCAAAATTACGCTGACCCAATCTCAAGTCGCTCTCGCCAAGCGTCTTGGGCTGTCACCAGAGCAATACGCGGCGCAAATGCTTAAGGAGATGTCATGAGCACAAGAGCCCCACGAGAAACTCAGACTCGAGAAAAAACTGAGCGCAAGAAATCATGGGCTCCAGCGTCTCGTGTACCTGAGCCACTGAAGAGTGATCAGTATGCGTATCGTTGGATTCGCACATCCTCTCTCGGGCAAGCTGATAACACAAACGTTTCTGCAAAATTTCGTGAAGGGTGGGAACCCGTTCGCGCAGAAGATCATCCAGAACTGAATGTGATGTCGGATATTGACTCCCGTTTTGAAGGGAATGTTGAAGTTGGTGGACTTTTGTTGTGTAAAAACAACAAAGAAAACACCGAAGCTCGTAAAGAGTACTACAACGAAATGGCCCAACGGCAAATGGAATCAGTTGACAACAACTACTTGCGCGAAAATGATCCGCGCATGCCAATGCTTCGGCCAGAACGTTCTACTAAAGTATCATTTGGTAGCGGCAACTCTTAAGCTTTTGCGTAAGGGTGCCGCATGTTAGACATTTAAGG